AACTGGAAATTCATCATCTTGTCTACGTTTTCTTTTGTCATAGGAAACGATCTAGATAGTTCAAGATTGTTGGCAAATTTTTTACTACAGTGTACTATAGTTTTTGTTTCAAAGTTTATTACTGGTACCATTGGAAAAGCGGCACACATTTTACGATCTATTTCAGCTGCTTGTTTATGTACTTCTTCTACATCACCTTTAGTTGGTGTTCTACCATTAAATGCTTTGAACATAGTATTTTTATGTTCTAGTTTCTTTTTAAATTCTGGATAGTTTGCTATGTATTTAAAGTAATTAGGTGTTTTAAGTACTACGTTATAGTTATTCATATCATTTGGTTCTAGATAGTCATAGTTACCTAATTTCTTTATCTCATCTGGATAAAAATCTAACGTTAAATGTTCTACATATAAAACATCTGGGTCTTTTAGTATCTCTGGGTATCTTTTTCTTATAAAAGAGTTAGATAAAACTTGGCAAATAAAATTAGGGTATTCTTTTACCATTGCAATCACTTCACGCAAGTTCTTAATTAGACCTGGCTCACCACCAAGTAAGCATATTCTTGTCTTATAATTCTTTAAACTTTCTAACGTTTCTCTTAAAAAATCTAAATCTACTGTTAAGTTTCTCATTTCTAGAGTATAACTTGTACAGTAGTGACAATCTTTATTACAAGACATTGATAGAAAGAAATCTACAGCTAAGTAGTTCTTTTGTGCGTATTCTAGATCAAATTTCATTTAGTTTTTTCTTCTTCTAACTGCTTATTTATCTCTAGTTCACCACCAAAAGATTTTTCTATTACCATTTCTGTAAACTTTTTATCATCATAATGCCACATATCCTTTGCATTTTTAAATGTCTTACTGTCTGCTGGCTGTTTTGTCACATCAACCCAATTTATCATATCTTCATATGGTGGTTTATGATCATCTTGTACTTGATTAGTTCTTTTCATAAAATCCATTCTGTAATAGGAACCATAACCTAGTGTAACTATCATTTGTGGTGTTCTATTAACATAAGTAGTATCTTGCCACCCAGATGGATTTTTAGGAAAACAAGAAGTAAATGAAACGTCTATACCTTTTTCTAATGCCAGGCCAACTAATGATTGAGAAAATAACCCACATTCAAAAGAAATTAAACTGTCTATTTGGCTTAATTCACTTTCAATAGTTTGTTCCGTAAAGTGACTATCATTATCTACACCCCATTGATTAAATTTATTGTTCTCACAAAGTCTTGATTCAAATACCAAAACATATGGAGCGCTTATTATATGTTGATAGTTTCTATTTACTAGATGTATTGAATCTTTTATCTTACCCTCTCTCATGGCCCTATCTTCTATTGCATGGTGATTAAATACTGCTTTATTCCATATCTTAATTTTTTCTGATTGATTTTCATCTCCTGGACCTATAATGTTTATCTTATAAGGCATAAACTGTTGTTTAGAAGGAGTTACTTCATAAGCTTCTTTAATAATAGAGTTTACTTCTTCTTTAGTTGGCCATTTTTCTCTATCGTACAACCAAACTTGTTGTCTCTTATTAAGTGCTTTGTATACTGGAGATTTAGTCATTTATTCCTATATTTAAATCTTGTTTACTAATGTTTAATCTTCTTTTCATTTCAGTTTTATTTTCGTCTGTAGTTCCAGATGTATCTTCAACCCAATTTATTACATCTTTAAAGTCTGCTTTTCTGTCCATATCCCAATTACTTTTACCGTTTTCAGTATCAGGACCATTTTCTTCCATCCACTGTTTCTTATAATATTTTCCATGTCCCATAGAACAAGTTAGAAGTGGTAAAGTCGTAACAAAATCTAGATCATGCCATTTTTCTACATCTTTAGGAAAACATTGTGTATATGTAATATCAATACCTTTCTCTACTAGTAATCCTGTAAGAGAAGCTACAAACAATCCTACTTCAACACTTGTTGCTTGTGCTAGGTTGTTTATTTGATCTTCAAATTCTGGTTCACTAAAGTGACCATCTTCAGCAATACATTTTTGATTCCATGCATTTGTTTTTCCTGGTTCAACAACTCTAGACGTAATAACTATTACATAAGGAGCGTCTGATAAATGTTGATATGTTTTATTTACTTTTTTAGGTGATTGATTTATCTGACCTTTTGATAATGCTCTTTCTTCCACATTATGGTGGTTATGCATTGCCTTATCCCATACTTTAAGTTTTTCATCATCAAACTTTGATTCTGGACCTAATATATTTACTTTGTAGGGATAGTAATTTTGTTTTGAGGGTGTCATATGCCAGGCTTTCCAGAGACAATCTTCTATAACTTTTTTATCTGGTATATTATCCTTATCGTATTCTATTACGTGTTTACGTTTTAAAAACGTTTCATATATTTTTGACATTTATTTCTCCTATTAAGAGGTTGGTTATTGCTTGATGTCCTTTTTCGTTAGGGTGGTCATCTTGGTCAGATACTATAAGGCCTCTTTCTTTCATTTGTATTCTGTCTCTACCTAAAACATGACTGATCATGTTAAAACCACCTAGTCTATCATATTTTTCTTGTAAACCAGGCCAACCTATAAAGTTATTTATATGTTTATTATACTTGCCTATTATTTCTAATAATTTTTCCTCATCTTTAAGTTTATCACCTGGATATTTCATTCTATCCTCGTCTGTCATATTATGAAGTAATCTATCTGATTCTGCAGGTCTTAATCCTTTTAAATATGATTCAAATAGATCACCCATTTGAAAATGATAATATGGCAGGTTGTAGTTTTCACACATCATCTGAAAACTTAAATATGTTCTTAAACTTTTAGTTACCCAACCTAACAAGTCTCCATCTTGATCAGTCCTTCTAGAGTGCCAATTGCCTAGCCAGCCTGCTTGCCAATCTTTTCTAAATGATTGTGACCAAGCAGCTATAACTAATCCTATTTCTTCTTTAGGTGTTTTTATTATCTCATCTTGTAAAGTAGAATAAATGTATTGATTACCTTGACCACCTTTACCTAAACAAACTAGTTCCATACCTAAATGTTTTGCAACGTGTTCAGGCCATTTTGGCCATGAAAAGTCCCACGTAGGGTGACAGATTGATTCAAAATTTATATCTGAACAACTATCTCCACTAACTATTAATTTTTTCATAGAATAATTTGTTAAATGCTATTTTAAGTTTATGTTTAGGTTCTTCTTTAAAGTTCAAAGGACCGTAATCATATTCAGGCATTAAGTAAGTCTTCTCAACAATATACTCATACACTGGTTCATGTTCTTTGTCAATTAATGTTTCGTCAAAGATGTCACTAGTACCTAATGCTCTTTTCATCATTTGACAAGTTTTAATAAGATTTTGATCAGTTATAGGAACAGGATTTTCGTTACTGTCAATATAACTAATTTGATCTAATTCTGTGTTTGCTATTATTTCAATCATAAGTTATTTAATATACCATCACAGGTATTTTTTATTTCTTCATCTGTTAACCATGGGTGTATAGGTAAAGTCAATATAGTTTTACTAACTACTTTAGTATTTTTACAGTTATCACTTCTATATTTTATATTTTCATACATGGGTCTTTCTGAAATAGGTTTTTCATAATGAACATTAGCTCCTAGTTTACCTTTTATTCTATCTCTTGCCTCGCCACCTTCAACTGGATCTCCTTCATCAAATCTTATAATGTATTTATGATATGTATGATTCATACCATTAGTTGGTTTATGTACATACACATAGCCATCTAATTGTTCATCATACTTTTTTGCTATGGCTTGTTTTGCCTCAATATACTGATCTAGTTTTTTTAATCTATAATCAATAAACTTTGCATTAAAGAATAACATTTTAGAATTATATCCTAACATTTCGTGGTTACCATGTTTTCTTAACTTGATACACATATCAGCATGATCTTTGTTATCTGTCAATACAACTCCACCACCAGCGATACCACCAATAGTTTTGTTTGCATTAAAACTTATAGTACTAAAATCTCCTTGTGTACCTGCTTTTATGCCATTAAGACTAGAACCTATGGCCTGAGCTGCGTCTTCTACAAAATATATATTTTTCTCTTTACAAAATTTTAATATCTCTGTTATATCTGACATGCTACCAAACAAATGTGGATAAACAATTGCTTTTACTTTGTCTGAATACATACGTTTGATACTGTCAAGTGTTATATGATAAGTGTATGGGTCTATATCACAAAATACTGGCGTTGCACCTACCATAGATATACAAGACGCTGTTGATATCCAAGAAAAGTTGGTTGTTATTACTTCATCGCCTGGTTTTATACCTAGACATTTTAGAGAAAACATTAAGGCGTCTGTACCATTTTGACATGCTACGGCATATTTTCTACCTACTATATTTGTAACTGTTTTTTCTAGAAACTCTATGTTTTGTTCCTGATTTTCTTTCATACATTCATCAAAGAGTTTAGTATAATTCTCTTTGTCTTCAGCATATTCATATTTCCATGCGTCCATTATTTCTCCTCTACCACTTTCTTTACTCCGTTTTCATAATAAGTTTCAACCTTTATCTTATCATCTTTAGCCCTTGCTTGGCAATGGTGTAAGCAAGTTTGATTGATTTTTTCTAAATTGTCTCCTTTATCTCTAGCCTGTACTAGATCATCTTCAAAAGCTTGCCATTGTTTTGTGTCAAGTATATCATCTATACTTTTATAATCTTTAAGTTTACTAACAGAGTAAATTTCTTTAAACAGTTCACTCTTTGTAGTCTTCGGGTGATCACACCAACAACATGGTAATAAGTGACCTCTATTGTCTATTGCCAAAGGCATTGGTTCAAAGTCTTTGTTGCCTGGATCAGGTAAACATTTAGGATTTATTTTCATATACTGCGTTCTTTGATTTTAATGCTTTTGTTGGTTTAAATGGATCGTCATCTGTTAGCCATCTTGATGATTCTACAACTATAAAATTTATTCCGTTATCAGTTGCCATCTTCTTTGCTTCTTCAATATCATTTTCATTATACTTAAATCTAATACATTGCCACACAGGTGTGCTTAATAAATGTTTAGTTGCCTCTTTCATTATCTCAAACATCTTAATACCATCTTGATTCTTCCTGTATTTATGACTGTCCTTAGGAAGACCATCACAGGCGAATATCCATACTGCTTTAGGATTTGCCTGCCAAGATTTAATATACCATGACATAGGTTTAGCTGTAGCTGCATTATGAACAAACACCTCTGGTACATTTTTTAGTTGTGACATTATCTCGTTAAATTTAGGGTGATGTACTGGATCCGATAACTGTCCGCAAAAGGCAATATCTTTGAAATGTTTCGCTATCATATCTATCTCAACAGCGCTAAGGTCACGTCCATGAGGTACCAAGCCATGATTGGTAAACGATGTTTGTCTCTGGCAATTAGGACATTCAAGAGGACACCTGTGTGTCACGTCTAGATTTAATCTAACTCTTTTTTTAAAATGTCTTTCCATTATTTTGTATCCTTCTTTAATTCTTTTCCGTCTCTATATGTTGTTTCTACCTTTATCTTATCTTCTTTTTCTCTTACCTTACAGTGGTGAATACATACGCCATTGATCTTATTAAGATTATCTCCTACGTCTCTAGCTCTAACTAAATCATTTTCAAATTCTTTCCATTCCGGTTGATCCATTAATTGTTCAACTGTATCAAAATTTTCAAGTTTACTTACGTTATATATCTTTTTAAATCTTTCACTGTTAGTAACTGCCCTTTCGTCACACCAACAACAAGGTAATATATAACCTCTATTGTTTATTGCAACTGGCATAGATATATAGTTAGGATCGTCTGGATTAGGAAGACAACGAGGTCTTAATTTAATATTCTTCATACTGTCTTCTACCTTCTAATTTATCTTTTAATGTTTGTTTATATTTACCTGTCGGTCTAAATGGATCAGGTTTTCCGTCTCTATCTTTCCATCTGGAAGATTGTGTTAGTAGAAAATCTATTCCATTACTATTGGCCATGTTCTTAGCTTCTTCTATATCATTTTCGTTATAGTTAAATATTATGTATTGCCATATTGGTATTACTTTTAAATGTTTAACAGACTCTTTCATTATCTCAAACATTTTTTCTCCATCTTGGTTTTTTCTATACTTGTGGCTATCTTTTGGTAAACCGTCACACGCAAAAGTCCATAGAGCATTTGGATTTGCTTTCCAAGATTTAATATACCATGCCATAGGTTTTGCTGTAGAGGCATTGTGTACTAAAACTTCAGGTATTTCAAGATCATATAGTCTTTGTAGTATTTGAGGAAATTTAGGGTGGTGTATAGGGTCAGATAACTGGCCACAGAAAGTAAAAGACTTAAAGTGTATTGCTAGTTTTTCTATTTCTATCATTGTCAAGTCACGGCCATGAGGTACTTTACCTCTAAATGTAAAAGCAGTTTGTCTTTGACAATTAGGACATTCAAGAGGACATCTATGGGAAGAGTCTACGTTTATTGTTGTTCTAGTTTTAAAGTATGTCATTCATTGCCTTTATAATTACTTCTATGTTTGGTCTATTAACTGGATCAGTAAGACAGTTGGCAGGTCTTTTGTAGTAAACAGGTCCTGCGTCTTTAATATTTTTATCTCTTACATATACAAAGTTCATTCCGAAGAAACGACACTCTTGCATTAATCTTGGTGCCGGATCAAATGTATGTTTAGTATAAACGTAAGTATCAAACATACCTAGTAAATTTTTTACAGGTACAAATATGTGATTTAGATTATGATCTATGTACTTATCTTTGTATGCCAATATACCATGATTTTGGTATTTGTGAATATGTTTCTTTAGTTCAGTGTAATAACTTTCATTTGTACCTAAAAATAGATACTTAAACTTAACATTTTTAACTATAGGTTTATATACACTGTAATTAATAATCTTTTCAAATTGTCTACCTATGCCATTAACATATACCTCATGGTCGCATAAGTCAATTACTTTTTCTGGTTTAAAAAATTCTAGTGCTAAAGGATATTCTTTTGGGTGGTTTTCTGAATATACTGATATAAGAGGTTTCTTAAATAACAAACGTAAAGTTAATTGTGTATCTTTATCATAATCTTTGATACTCTTATATGCTAGAGTTATCATACTTCTACCCATAATTAAATTTACATCAGCTTCTTCATAATCAAAATATACATTTTTCATATGTATATATTTTTCTGTTAAAGCTTCAATGTATGTTTCCTTGGTAAATTTGTAGTGAGGTATAATTATAAGTTTTGCGTTGATACCTAGATCATTTAGATATTGTACTTGTTCAAAGCTATAATGCATTAATCCGTCACCTGGTTTACTAGTCACCACAATATTCAATCTCATCATACTCATATTTATAACACTTATAAATAATGGATATAGAATGGAGGTCTAATGACAATAAAACAAAAACATAAAGACTTAAAGACTAAAGTAATTAAAGCAGAGGCAAAAAGAGAATTGAGACGAGGTCCTACAAGTTGGTTTGACCTACGTATGTTAAAGAAACTAAAATTGCAAATGAAAGACAAATTAAGTTTATCCAAATGATTAAATTTCAATATGATTTAGAAAAGATTAAGAAGGAGTTGAAATCTTTACCAGATTATGACAAACAGTTATATCTGCAAGGTCACTCTAAAGATATGGATCCTGAAGAAGGAGCCGGTAAAGGTTATGATATAGACAGTAGCGAACACACATATACTATTCCATTATTTAATATACCCTACATCAATAGTATAATGGAAGAACATAAACTTACTAGAACAAGATTAATGAGAATGAAACCTAAAGCATGTTATCTTTGGCACAATGATTTAACAAAAAGATTACACATACCAATTGTTACAAATGATCATTGTTTTTTATTATTAGACAGTGATAGAATACACATACCAGCGACAGGCGAGGCATATGTAATAGATACTACTAAATTTCATACAGCATTAAACTGTTCAAAGGAAAATCGTATTCATATTGTTGGAGGACTACCTTACTAATGTTATATGACGCTCTTATAACTTCACTACCAGGAATGGATAAAAGTAAACCTGCACCTGGTCCTTCTTTTTTAAAAGGATATTTAGAAACACAAGGATTTAAAATCAAAGTTATAGATGGCAATCAGTTAGATACTTTAGATAATATTCATAAAGAAATTGCAAAATATGATTTCAGATGGCTAGGTATATCTGTATTCTCTTATGAACAAAAAGATGACGCCTTAAAACTAGGTGAAAGATATGAAAATGTATTATATGGTGGATCAGGTGTAGACATAGCATGGCCATCAAAATATTATATTACAGGAGAAGGAGAGTATGCCTTTGTAGAATTTTTAAATAACAATTTTGATTATCCTGGCATTAACGGAAAACAACCAAAACAAATAGAAGACATAGAGTCATTACCACCACCTGATTATTCAGACGTAATACAACAACATAACTATCGTAAATTTGTAATATCTGGTTCTAGAGGTTGTGTTAGAAATTGTACCTTTTGTGATGTTGCAAGTATATGGCCTAAATTTAGATGGAAGACAGGTAAGAAGATAGCAGACGAAATGCACCACGTATCAGAAACCACAGGTGGAAACAAAATACATTTTTCAGACTCTTTAGTTAACGGATCAATGAAACACTTTAGGGATTTGTGTGCTGAGTTAGCTACTAGACCTAAAAAGATTAAATGGGAAGGACAGTTTATCGTTAGAGCAGAAAAAACTTTTTCTCAACAAGACTTTGATAATTTACAAAACTCTGGTTGCAATGGATTAGAAATGGGTATAGAGGCAGGTAATGAAGAAGTTAGAGATCATATGAAAAAGAAGTTTACCAATGAAGACATAAAATACTTTGTAACTAATTTAGGTGAACGAAATATTACAATGAAGTTTTTACTTATCGTAGGTTATCCTACGGAAACGGAAGAAATGTTTGAAGATACTCTACAACTAATAAGAGACTATGCAAAATATTCACATTTAATAAGTATATCACACCATGTTATGATGACCTTTAAAAATACACCATTAGACTTTGAACATAGAGAGTTGTTTGATAGTGAGTTTGGTTTTAAATGGAAGAATAAAAATTCAGACTTTGATATAAGATTTCAAAGATTTATAAAAGTATATGAGTTAGGCAATGAATTGGGTTATAATTTCCAACAACATTGTATTGATAAGATAGAGAGATACAAATCCGACAAACTTAATGAAAAAAGAAAGTCTATAGGATTTGCACACCCTAAAGCAAAGAAAACTTTACACGTTCAAAGTTAAAAGCTCTTTTTTATTCCAAAGTTAAAGTTTCTACCATCTTGGTTATAACCATCTGGTCTTTCATAGTCTTCATCAAAAGCATTATTAAGTTTAGAGTATATTAAATAATCTCCAATATATTTTGAAACACCAAAGTCTACTGTTGTAACCTCTGATTTAGGAATAGTAGCATAAGTCACACTATCTACATCTAAATGTTCTCCATAATAATTTATATTAGATGTTAAATTATAACCTTTGTACTCCGTATAGATACTTGTATTATTAATCCATTTTGGTTTTCTTCGTAAAGTTGTTCCGTTACTTCCTTCAGAAACTATCCAACTTGTATTATTCTTTATGATAAAATTGTTTATATCATAAGTCAATCCCATTTCAGCACCATGACGAGTAGACTTACCACTAATATTTTTTATCGTATTGTCTTGGTAGTCTAAAAGATTTTCTATATCAATTTGAAAAATAGCTATATCAATTGATTTAAGATTAGTTTCTTTAAAATGTTTTTTATATCCTATTTCGTAAGATTTACTTTCTTCAGGTTTTGCATTTTCATTACCTGAAAATCCGTAACCATTTGTACCATACATTTCATATAGTGTAGGTGCTTTATGACCTGTAGATATAGAACCTCTTATGCCGTTGTGTTCAAAACCATATCTATGATTAGTAAAACTACCAAATCTTGATTGATCATCATATCTAATACCATAAGTTAAAAAAGTATCATTAATTAAATAGTCAATTGTTCCACTGTAACCATGTAGGTGACTTTTTTTATTAACACTTGGAACATAAGCACCAATGTTAGTGTTGAAATTAACGTCTGTTATTTCATGGTCAAAGCCTGAAGTAAATGATAAATTGTCATTAACAGATTTCGTATTGTCAACATGAAAAGTTTTTACATTACTTTCATATAAGTCAGTGTCGCCAGATTTAAGATATGATCTTTTATGATCACTATTATTAAATGTAAAGTGAGTATCTTTATCAAAGTAATTAATTTGCTGGTTTTTAAAATTCCACTCACTAGTGTAAGCTAAGTTATCAGAACCAGAATTATCTAAACTAGAATCATTTTGTTTGTCTATAAAAATGGTACCTAAAGTATAACCATTATCTAAAGTAGTTTCTGTATTAAGAAAGTAACTTCTATTATCATAAGGGTCTTTTTCTGCACCTTGAGGATAGACAGAGATACCATCACTAGTCTCGTCTTCAATTCTAAAGTCTAATATAGTTTTTTGTTCTTCAAGGAATGTTCCTAATTTTATTGTTTTGTTCCATGTGTTATGAGAACCATAATCTAATGAAATTGAATTTTCATCACTAGCACAGGTTTTCATATTGATAACACCACCAATAGCTTCAGCACCATAAACTGTTCCCATAGGACCTTTTATGATTTCTATAGCACAAGTGCCTAATGTTCCGTGTTGTCCGATATCATCTGTACCACCGGTAGTTGATCTATCTTTTATTCCGATACCATTTAGTGTTATTAGTGTATGATCTGAATCTGTTCCTCTAGTAAATGTAGAAGACAGTTGATTTTTAGGACCTGAAGTTACAATGTTAAGTGAAGTACTTTCATTTAAATTTTCAGGATTGACAACATCATACGAGTATGTTTTATGTTGTTGGTCGCTGGCAGTTCTTAATCCATGAATATGGAGAGTAACAACCAAGTTGCCATCATCGTCATAGTATGATGGTTTTTCCTCATGTGCTAACGCAACGGTAGAGAAAAGAAGTATTGATAATAATATTTTATACATAGTTTTCCAATTATTACACATATTAAAGTTGAAACCAGTAAATTAAAATCAAATGGTATCGCCATAATATACGTTGTTAATAAATCTCCACCTGATTTATACCAGACAGCATAGTTAATAAGAACATGCCATGTTATTACACCCACAAAAGTAGCATAGATTTCATTTTTAATAAATTTACTCGCAAGAATGAATAAGCACATACACCCATAAACAGGTATCATTAAAGAATGAAAGCCGATGAAAATATCTTTTATTAACAGAAAAGTCATTGGTAAAAGATATTGTATATAACGATTATTTGTAAGACTAGGTAATAATATAGCAATAGCAAATAAAGGTGTCACATTCATATTGTATCTATTTATACATCATTTTTAATTAAAAGGCAACCTTGAGGTCATATAAATAACTGTATGGCTGGAATAGCAAACTTAACGATAGACCAAGGGTCCAATTTTACATACGATTTAGAAGTCACTAATTCCGATGGTACAGATTTTGATCTTACTGGATTTACGATGGTTGCTAAAATGTCTAAAGGTTATTCCTCTACATATCCTAGAACAGTTTTTACATGTACAGTATCACAACCAACCGAGGGTGTCGTTACTATAAGTTTAACTGCTGATCAAACGAAATCTTTAAAGGCAGGTCGTCACGTATTTGACGTAGTTGCTACTCATTCCGATAGTACTGTAACTCGTTTACTAGAGGGAATTGTTATCGTAACTCCCTCTGTAGTTGTTTCTTTTTAAGATTTATTATATTCAAACGTTGCTTTGTTATCACCTTTTTGTGCTAGGCCAAAACCAGCTTTAGTCATAAATTGCATTAACGCATCCCAATTTAAACCAGATATATCGTCAAAAACCCAAATTGTTTGATCGGCTTTTCTTTCATTGAAGAAAGCAGCTTCTTTTATTACACTAGCAGTATCGTGAGGACCATCAAAGTGTATCATTTCATATTTTTCTAACATGATTTTGTTTTCTTCGTAGATAGGAAAACCATCTTTAAATCTATTCATAAACTCTGTATCTTCTAAATTAACTAAATGAAACTCTGGATAATATTGAGCAAAGTTACCTAGTGTTCTTTGTCTCATTTTATTATCATAGTTGAATTTTCTGGCTAACACACTATCAGAAGCTGCATAGTCAATATTACCATATGGATCTACACCTAAATGATTAACTCTAACAGTTGGGTGATAATGTCTGTATGCGTCCATAATAGTTTTACTTCCTAAACCTAATCTAACACCAATCTCCATACTTACACCTATAGGATTTCTTAACATTTTTACAGCTGTAGCTAAACTTCCATACTCTATACTATCGCCAGTGAAAATATCTCCTTCATTTACTTCTAATGAATACTTTCCAGTTACAGGATCAATACCTGGTGATGTTCTAACAACATCTTTAGCAGTTTTATCAAAAGGTTCTTCAGCTGTCATAGTAGCGCTTGTTGTTGGTGCCTGATCTATAGCAAACATATCAACAGCTTTATTAATTTGACCTACCTTGAAAGTACTATCACCTGTATGATCACAACGTATTGTTGTATCTGCCCATAATTCAAAACCTAGATTGCCTGCTTTTCTACAGAAATCAACATCTTCGGATATTGTATTAGCATGATTAAGTGCTGAGTGATAAGTGAATTGAGGATAACCTACATCTTTTAAAACTTTTCCTTTTATAAGAACACAACCTAAACCACAAGCTGCAATTTGCATAAGCGGAGTATCTTTACATTCTTCAAATTTTATACGTTCATTTCCACCACCCTCTGGTCTTTTTTTATAAATTTCTAAATGATGAGTGCCTTGTATTCTTTGAATATAAAGACCTGATACCATATCTTTGTCATGTTTGATCATTTTCTCTAACGTATCTGAAGCAAAAGATATATCACTATCTACAGAAAACAAATAATCATAATGTTGACCCCATTCAGCAATTAAATTTCTTATTTGATCTACTTGATAACCAAAAAAGAATTGAAATTCAGTTTTATATCCTTCTGGTACTTTTAAATCATAAATTGCTTTGAACGTTGATGGTTCAATAAACTTGTTTGTTGGTATTGCTATCAGTATTTTTTTCATTGTGTTATTATCCTAGTTGCGTTTTTTGTTTGTTCGTTAGAGTTAATTTTATAGTCGTTTAGTGGATTTATATCGTTATAGTTATACACTACATCTGATACTACTTTTACCTTGTCGGGATCACACTGCTCAATGAGTGTATAAAATATAGAACCATCGCCACCAGCTTTGTACCACTTTTTGTTTTCGTCTTGGAAGTTACTATCATCTACGCCATCTAAAAGATTTGCTTTGAAAGTTCTTAAATGTGTGTATGGCATATTCCAATTAAATTTGTATTCTCTGTATTTCTTTTGTTTTTTTATTTCATCTGGATAAGGTTGTGCTACTAAAGGTATTTTATCTACCATAGACCAACATGACCCATAAGAAAATTCTGTAGTGCCGTCATAAAGATTATTATAAAAATGAAGTATCTGATTGTTATTAACTAGAGAGTCATCGCCATCTAGGAACATTACTATATCATCTTTATCACAATATTTCTTTATAGATTCTATTTGATTACAAACAGCACCTTTGTTTACTTCATTTCTAATTACTTTAATATTTTCACTTTCATATTGTTTTGCAATTGAATATGTATTATCAGTGGAACAATCATCAATTACTATCATTAAGTAGTTATCATAATCTTGTGTTACAACTGATTTAATACAGTTCTCTATATAGTTAGCCGAATTATAAGTCGGTGAGATTATAACTATTCTTTGTTCTTTTTTTCTAGGTAAATAATTTTCTTCTTCATTTGTAAATCTTCTACCAAATACCGTTCTATGTCTGGAGTTTATATAACTTACCTTTCTATATTCTTCTTTAGATAAGTAATCTCCTAATTTATAAAGTATATGTTGTTTCCATTGTAAAGCTACTGAATCCCAACCAACAATACCTTTTATAAGATTACAAGCATATTGTTTTTGTTGATGTAAATATCTATTATGATGAGACATCAAAACTGCATTGACAAATTTTTCTACTTGATGTGGTTGATTAATAAATTGAAATAAATTGTTTGGTTCAATTGCATAATCTATAAGATAACAAGCTTCTTGTACTGCTGTTTCTTCTAAAGCACCAAAACGTGTGGCGATTACAGGAGTATTATATGCTAATGCTTCTAAAGTTGATATGCCAAATGTTTCAGGAAAGGCACCTGGAAATAATTTAAAACTTGCTCTTTCTAGTATATCTGCTATTTCAGATTGTTTTATAACACCTGTAAATTCTATACCTAAATTTTTATTTTTAGGATCATTGGACATTTTAGTCCATTCTTGTCCTTGAGCGTCTAACTCTTGTCCTGGAAAAACATAAAATCCACCAATACATATTAATTTCGCCTCTGGTATCTTTGCCTTAATTTTTGGCCATATATGTTCTACTAAAGGTTTCATACCTTTTGTAAAAGCTGCATTAAAAACGTATAGATGAGGATCTTTTTTTCTTATATCAATATCTTCTTTATATGTTACTATACCATTTCTAGTTTGAAAGAATTTCTTTTTTAAAACTTCAAAGTTTCTTCTTCTACCATGATCACAGTTAGTTACATAAGTTGAGTGAAAATCAGATAGAGTAAATACTTCATCTATATGTCCACCTACAAGCAAGTCTTCTAAATAAATATCTCCGTTTGCAAACGTATCGTGCATCCATACTATTTTATGTTTTGCATAATTTTTTATTGCAGAATATCTTTGAGGATTGTATTGAGCAAACTGACTATACATGTTAGGTGTTAAGAAAGGAATTATGGTTCTTAATGATATCACAACATCAAATCTAAAATCACTCTTATAATCAAGTATAGAGTTGTCTAGATATTGAACACCATCATAGTTCCCTTCTTTTGCAAGATTAGGATCTTTTGAACAGTTATTGAAGATTGTTACCTCAAATCCTAGTTTGGCAAGGTTTTTAGCCATTAATATTGTTGCTGATTCTGATCCACCGAGACCTCTTTTCTTTAAAGTATCTCCATCGTATGGTAACCCTATTATATCTAAAAACGCTATGGTTGTCATATTATTAGTATCAATTTAATTTTTAATTCACTACAGTTTATTTATAAATATACAGTAACACAAAAACAAATAAATGTCAATGCTTGGACATATATGAGGGGAAATAGTATCGCACAATGCCAGTAATTAAGAGTCCATCGGTCCGAGTAGGTCTAGGACGTATAGGTTATTCAGGTTCCTCTGGAGCCGCAGGTTTCACTGGTTCTGCCGGTGCTACAGGCGCTGCCGGTCCTGGTGGAGGTTATGCAGGTTCTCAAGGTTATACAGGTTCAGGTGGTTTAGGTTACACAGGTTCACAAGGTGCAGGTTTCACAGGTAGTCAAGGTACAGCAGGTACTTTAGGTTATACAGGTTCACAAGGAACAGGTTTCACAGGTTCAGCTGGTACAGTAGGATTTTCAGGTTCAGCAGGCTCTGTAGGTTATTCAGGATCAGCAGGTTCAACCGGTGGTTTAGGATATTCAGGATCAAAAGGAGATACAGGCACAGCAGGTGCATTAGGTTATTCAGGTTCACAAGGCTCATTAGGATATTCAGGATCAAAAGGAGATACAGGTACATCGGGTACAGTAGGATTTTCAGGTTCACGAGGTACAGCAGGTGTATTAGGTTATTCAGGATCAGCAGGTAGTCAAGGTGTTATTGGTTATTCAGGATCAGCAGGTGCTGATGGTAACGATGGTTCAGACGGCTCTGTAGGTTTCACAGGTTCAACAGGTGCAGGTTATTCAGGATCAAAAGGAGATACAGGTGCTCAAGGGCCAGGTGGTGGTTATGCTGGTTCAGTAGGTGCTTTAGGATATTCAGGATCAAAAGGTGATACAGGTACAGCAGGTGCATTAGGTTATTCAGGATCAAAAGGTACAGCAGGATTTTCAGGTTCACAAGGCTCATTAGGATATTCAGGATCAAAAGGTGATCAAGGTACAGTAGGATTTTCAGGTTCAGCAGGTGCTGATGGATCAGACGGTTCAGATGGTTCAATAGGTTACACAGGTTCGGTAGGAACAGGTTTCGCTGGTTCAGTTGGTACTGTTGGTTTCACTGGTTCGGCAGGATCAGGTTCAGATTCTCCATTTGTATTTACAACTTCAGGAGATTATAGAACACTTACAGGATATTTGGAAAGTGGTCAAACAAAAACAGTTAGAACGGCAGAGTTTTCATCTGACTTATTAAGATTAACTTTAGCAACATTTACTCCTACTTTTTCTTCATCACCTAGTCCATCAAGTTATCTAGATTGGGATAGAGCAGCAACAGGATTTTCTGTATCAATAAATAACCCTAGCGATATTACAAATGATTATATAAGTTCAGTTTACTCTATCACTCAATCAAGTGGAAGTGTTAACGGTACTTTAAGTAATTATTCAGCAGGTAGTTATTCACAAACACCAGCAGGAGGTGTAGATTGGTCACAAAGTTTTACAACAAACAATTCTACTTCATATATCAGATCAACATCTACTAGTCGTAGTGGTGGCTCAGCAAGTGCTGTAGTTAGATTCAATCGTAACAATGGTACAGAATCAGAATATACAGATTCAACTACAAACATGTCTTTGAGTTGGGCAACTGCCTCTCATAGTTTATCTAAATCAAATGTTAGTGGTAAAACTTTTTTAAAAACTTACACTAGTACATCGTACAACACAAGTGTAAATAATATTAATTCTTCAAGTAACACTTCACATGCTCTTACAGCAAGTGGTGGTTCTTTAAGTACGACTTCAGGAAGCGGGTCTGTAAGTGGAACATTTACCTTTACATCACCTATACACAAAGATAATACAAGCGATACAAGAACGGTCAGTAACACTACAACGTTTACTAGACCAGTCAATGTAACAGGTACCTCATATACGGTAGATCAGTCTACAACAACAAGCAACGTATCTGCTTCATTTTCATATCCGTCTTTCTGGACTTGGACAACAGCTGTAGGTTCTCCTCCAACTATTGCCGATATAATAAATGATTCTCAATCTACAGGTTTTGAATCAGCAGTGAATCAATTAGGTGATCAAACTAAAAACTTTAGTGTTCAATCAGTTAATAATTCAGATTCTAATCCTAGAGCATTTTGGTTTGCTGTTAGGAATTCTGCAAGTCAACCAACAACATTTAAAACAGGTGCTAGTGCAGGTTTATTAAGTGATGTTTCTACTACAGATGGTGGAACAATTTCTTTAATTCCTGATTCACCACCTTCTGGTTTAACTTCCGAAAGTTATCATATTTACGGATTTACTTTACAACCAGGAACAACATATGTGGAGATAAGTTAATAGATGGCTACTAACTACGATGGATTAACCCGAAACGTCTGGCCAGGTACTTGGAGTACCGGCACTAATGCGCCTATCGTATTAGACACAGAGGTAAGAGGAACACTTCAAAGTATATCTGGTGCTTCTGGCGATCAGTTACATGATATTCCAGGTGCTAGAATCCAGGAGGGTATGTTAGTATATGTTAAAAACGGATATACTAATGGCTCTACAACATATACAGCTGACAAATATTATACTTACAAACTTCAAGGTTCAGAGACTCGTAGTAGTATTACAGGTGCTGTACCAAACGCCGATGCCAACTGGACTTTATTCAGTGTTGGTGGTGGAATAGGTTACACTGGTTCTGCCGGTGCAATTGGTTTTACAGGTTCAGCAGGTGCATTAGGTTATTCAGGTTCAAAAGGAGATTTAGGATATTCAGGTTCAGCAGGTGCAGGTTATTCAGGTTCAAAAGGAGATACAGGAACAGCAGGCGCTTTAGGATATTCAGGATCAAAAGGTGATACAGGTACAGCAGGCGCTTTAGGTTATTCAGGTTCAAAAGGAGATTTAGGATATTCAGGTTCAGTAGGTGCTGACGGTTCAGATGGATCAGACGGCGCTATAGGTTATTCAGGTTCAAAAGGAGATTTAGGATATTCAGGTTCAAAAGGTGATCAAGGTGTAATAGGATATTCAGGTTCAAAAGGCGATCAAGGCGTAATAGGTTATTCAGGTTCAAAAGGTGATCAAGGTGTAATAGGTTATGCAGGATCAGAAGGAGTTGGATATACAGGTTCACAAGGTACACAAGGTACTGTAGGTTACGTAGGATCAGAAGGAAATTTAGATGTAACAGTAAACTCAACACCACCGGTTGGTGCTGGTATTGGTGACGTTTGGATTGATGACGCAACAGGAATTCAATATTTCTGGATGTATGATGGTAACAGTAATCAATGGGTAGAATTAAGTAACCAAGGTGTAGTAGGATTTACAGGTTCACAAGGAACAGTAGGAGCTATTAATGATTTATCAGACGTAACAGTTACATCTCCAAGTAGAGGTCAAACTTTAGTTTATGAAACTGCCGGTTGGATACAAAGTGTGACGCCTATATCGCAATTTGTAGTAACTGCTAACGGTTCTAGTGCATATAGATTTAATGGTGCAGGTTTTCCAGCAGGTACTAGTGGTGACAACCCTACAATATTTTTAAAAAAAGGACAGACATATTACTTTAGAAATACAAGTAGTGGTCACCCTTTTGAAATACGATCAAGTGCTGGTGGTAGTGCGTATACAACAGGTGTTACAGATAATAACGCTTCAGGTCCTTCAGGAATAATTGTTTTTCATGTTCCTATGAACTCACCTGCGACACTATACTATCAATGTTCATCGCATAGTTCAATGTTAGGAACAATTACGATTGTATAAAAAAAAAGTTTTGAAACACTTGATTTAATGTGATTAATGAGAGTGTATATATTATAAATAGATACAGAAAAGATAGTTTCTTTTCTTGCAAGAGAAAAACATGATATAAAGTGATAAGTTAAATTTAACAATAATTAGGAGACAAACAAAATGGCAATAAACTTTCCATCGTCCCCCTCATTAAACGATCTATACACACTTGGCACACGTCAGTGGAAATGGAACGGAAATGGTTGGGCACTACAGCCTCTAACAGCAGGTTTCACTGGATCAATCGGTTATACCGGTTCTAAAGGTGATATTGGTTATACAGGTTCAAAAGGAAATACAGGTTTAGGTTTTAACATAGCTAAAACTTACTCAAGCGTTTCAGCATTAACAGCAGATTCAAGTCCATCAGGTATTACAACTGGTGAATTTGCAATCATTGAAAACGGCTCATTAACAGACGCCGAAAATTCTAGATTATACCTATGGAATGGTTCAGCATACAGTTTTGTATCTGATCTTTCTGGTACAATTGGTTTCACAGGATCTAAAGGAGACATTGGTTTCACAGGTTCTAAAGGTGATATTGGTTTTACTGGTTCTAAAGGTGATCAAGGTATTATTGGTTATACAGGATCTAAAGGCGATCAAGGTATAATTGGTTTTACTGGTTCACAAGGTGTAATTGGTTTTACTGGTTCTAAAGGTGATATTGGTTTTACAGGTTCTAAAGGTTTCACAGGTTCACAAGGTGAAATTGGTTTTACAGGATCAAAAGGCTTTACAGGATCAAAAGGTGATATTGGTTTTACAGGATCTAAAGGAGACATTGGTTTCACAGGTTCTAAAGGTGATATTGGTTTTACAGGTTCTAAAGGTTTCACAGGTTCCGAAGGTAATTTAGATATTACGACTTCATCTACACCACCATCAAGTGGCGTTGGCGAAGGCGATATCTGGGTTGACTCAGCAACAGGTGTACAGTACTTCTACTACAACGATGGTAATTCAGTTCAATGGGTTGAATTAAGTAACCAAGGTGTTGTTGGTTTTACTGGATCTAAAGGCGATACAGGTAATCAAGGTGTTATTGGATTCTCAGGATCAAAAGGTGACCAAGGTGTCATCGGGTTCTCAGGTTCACAAGGCGCTCAAGTGTCAACAGTTGACTCAAGTAACTTTAGTTCAGCTGTAACATTACTGATTAAAAACAGTGGTGGTACTACATTAAAAACAATCATAGGTAATGCTTCATAGGCATAACTGAAGAATAATAGGAGAAATATAACATGGCAACAAGAAACCCCCTAATATACTCTGGGAATAACTTGGTTGAGATGACTTCAGGTCAGATGGACTCTTTAATTGACAATATTGTTTATCAATATTCTCAAAGTCCATCTGTAGCTTTATCTGTTGTAGGTAGTGGCGGTTCTCTAGGCACTTTAAGTGATACTAGATTACAAGCGGGAAGTGTTTCAACATCTTCCACTTCAACCCCCTCACAAGGGACGACACAAGACCCACAAACGGTAACAGTTAACTATGATAAAATAACTCAAACAGTTCAATCGGTAACGAAAACAACTGATACAGGCACAACATGGCCGATCTACTACACAAGTGGTGGTGAAATTCATGCTATGCCGATTGCAGACATTAAGGACACGTTCCTTCATCCTGCAATTGATTTATTGACAGCAAGTACAACGACCTCACAACAAGGTGGAACATATCATATATCTACATCTTCAAGTGTGTCGGGATCTACTGAAGTTTCTGGTAGTAATACGCCGATCTTTATTGATACAAGAGCCAATACTGGTTCTTATTCAGCAGGATCAATCGGTAGTCACGCTCAGGACAACCCAACTACGATTACAAGTTACTATTTACATCGTGTAAATGGTGCTACATCATCATACGAACAACCTTTGAATATAGTTAGTGGAAATGATCTACAGCAAGTAACTACTTCATCTTTTAACACATTGTTACAAGGATGGATTAGAGAAACTGCAGCCAATTCCTCAGACGGTTATTCAATACGTTACAACTTTAACGGTTCGGGAACTACAAGAGGTTCAGGAATGGCTA